TCGCTTTTTGGCGAGAGGGCGGGCGAGAGGGTAGGAGGATAGCGGCAGGCTGGCCGGGAGGCCGGGAAAGGCAAGGAAAGGGCATAGGCGGGGCTTTAGCAGCCCGCTCAAGCCTGCGCTGCGCTTCCCGCGCCGGCCTTGGCCTCCGCCGCCGCAGCAAGCTGCGCGAACACCGAATCCAGACTCTCCTTCCGCGTCCGAGCATCACGTTGGAAATGCCCCGACTTTTCGAAGGCTTTCGCAAGGTGTTGCTGGAACCCTGATATGTTATACGTGTCTTCCAGAACCGCCAGCGTATTAACGCCACCATCCTGCTCGACACACTCCGCCATCGCTGCCAAATGGTCCTTGGTAGACCATGTCGCTTTGCTTCCCAGTCCGTTGCTCTTCTCAAGCTTGGCCTGGACATGCTTTGCAAACACTGACTCATTACATTGTTTCATAGAACGTGGAGATAACTCGCATCATCGCTCGCCATCTCTATCCATCATCCGCTAGGTAGGAGCAGCCCTCTTGCGACCCATTCTCATTCCTATCGCTCTTGAATCGCAGTCACAACAACACAACCCATACACCCTGTCGCTACTGCGCCCCATTCTCACCAAGCCAGCCACTCTGCCTCCGCCACCTTCGCCTTGCCCAAGGGTACCCTTTGCCAGGGGTGGGGTGCTGATATTACTATTGTCCCTCCTCCCTACCTTTCAAATTTAACAAAATTCTAGTCTACCCAGCAATCCCTGTTTCTACCGGGGGGTAGGGATTGCTCCGCCGAGCCCGTGCTCTGCCGAGGAAGGCTTCCGGGCTTGCGCCGCGCTGCCTAGGTGTTATAGTAGTACGTAGAAGCCCAGGATCTCAGGAAATGATGCGATGAGGAATCTACGTAGACCTACACCAACCATACGCATAGCCGAACAGACCGGGATTGTGCTGTCCTCTTTCGGTACGACGGTGAAGCAAATCCTTTCCACGCTGCCACAGCGGCAACTAATCAAATGACCGACGAACTTACAAAACTCCTTGGGAGTCTTCATAGGGGCGAAGACTCTTCAACAGGCCAGGGGTTTGGGGCTGAGAAGGTAGTGGGGCGGACGGTGTCACACCAGGATGGAACCACCTCGGTGGACAAGTATCTGTCCGGTAACCCCGCCCCACTACCACCCGACGTTGACGGGCTCTTCGGGAATAAACCTTCCTATCAAGCGTTGAAGTCTGAGAAGCCCGAACACCGTCTAATGCTTTGGCATCGACTCCAGGGTCTCAACGCGAAAGAGATCGCTATGGTGACCGGATACACACCCGAACATGTCCGTACGGTGTGCAAACAACCCTGGTTCGTAGAAGCCTTTTGTCGTCTTTCGACCGAGCAGGGCAAAGACGCGGTGCAGACCTTCCTAGAAGGCCACCAAATGCTGGCCTGTGAAGGACTGGTCGACCTTGCCCAAAACAGCGAGTCCGAGGCAGTCCGTAAAGCCGCCTGCGACTCTATCCTCGACCGCATCCGCGGCAAACCGGTCGCCAAGATCGAAACCAAGTCCACCTCTTCGGTCGACGTGACTGTGACCAACGTCGCAGACCTTCTCGCCGAATCTCAACGTCTTTCTAAAGAACTAACCGCTCGTGGAGCCTTCCAACACACAGCCAATTGATAGTGTTGTCCCATCTTGGGACGAGACTGCCGATCTGCTTCGCAGACAGGTGGAGGTGCAACGGCAGCTTCTGCAGTTGTCAAAGGAGTGTGGGATTGCTTTCTACCGCCCTCACTATTATCAAGACCTTTACCACACCTGTTCTTTCAAACGTCGTGGACTCTTTGCCGGAAACCGACTTGGCAAGTCTGAAGGTAATGCTGCAGAAACCGTCGCTTGGATGATGGGTGAGAGAGTATGGTATAAAACAGCCTTCGACGTACTCCGTGTCATTCATCAACACGGAACCAATCGACATAACACCATCACCCGTCACCATGAGGGTGGAGAAAACCACCCACTCGTTCGGCAAAGCATTCCACCTTGGCCGACCAAACAAGTCATAGTCTGTACCAATTGGGACAAGGTCGACGAGATTTGGACGAATCAGTCCCTTGACCGACCCGGAAAAATCTGGAAACTTCTTCCAAAAGGTTTCGGTCGAGGATCTCGAAACCATGAAGGTGTCATCAGTGAAATATACGGAGCCAATGGTTCTTTAATCAAGTTCGTTTCAGTAGACGCCTTCCGCCGTAACCCACTAGTAGCAGAGTCTTCGGACTGGGATCGTGTTTCTTTCGACGAACCCGGACCCGAAGACCTCTGGAAAGGCCTTTCCCGTGGACTAGTTGATCGTCATGGACAAGGTGACTTCACCCTGACCTCTCTTCAAGAGATGTGGATTTATGACTATTTCTATTCTGACGAGAATACAAACAAAGAGAATCGTATCGCCTGGCGTGCAGAAATCTACGACAACCCTTTCCTTACCAACGAGTCTATCAAAGCTTTCGCAGACGATCTAACCGAAGACGAACGTACCTGCCGACTCGAAGGTCTTCCTTTGGAACTTTCCGGCTTGGTCTACAAAGAATTCAAACGAGAGCAGCACGTTCTCAAAGACCTTCCTCCGGGTTGGAAAGACTGGCACTTGCCTTCCCACGACTGTGTCCTCTACGCTCGTGCCGACGTGCACTCCGTCACCCCAAACGCGGTCCTCTTTGCAGCGGTCGACAAGTCTGGAATCCCGGTTCTTTGTCACGAAATCTGGCGGTCTTCCAACGCGGACGACCTTGCAGATGAGATTAACGAGTACGTCAAACTCACCGGCTGTTTTCTAGCCAACGTGAAAATGGACCCTTCGGGTTGGATACAAGACATGTCTACCCGTGCTGCTTCTATCGCACGTACCTTCGCCGCTCATGGCCTTTTCTGTGGTAAAGCCTCGAAAGACTTCACTAACGGGATTTTGAAAACTAGGTCGGCCTTAAAGCAAAACCAACTCTTCTTTGCGCCAACCCTTCGTCGGACTCTTTGGGAGATTTCACGGTATGCCTTCGACCCAAAAACCGGAAAGCCCTACGACAAAGACGACCACCTCATGGAGAACCTACGCCGACTCTGTATAGACTCTTGTCCTTGGTTCGACCCAGACAAAGCAGCAGGTTTCCCTATCACCGACCAAGAATTTATCACCGCAGATCTTACACTCAACGTTTAGTTTCTAACCAATCTTAACCAATCCTATCATGGTAATCACCGATCTCGCAGTTTCACAAGCTATCGGAGGTTCTGCTGCTGACAACCTTCTACCAACTAAGACGACTCTCAACGCGGCAACCTCCGCTTTGTCGATAACCTGGCAGCTTACCCTCGGCGGTATCGCTCCGCCCCGGTCTTCTCTCCCAAGACTCTACTACGTCGTCTCTCCTTTCTCGGTCGCTGCGGCAGACGCTCGTGCTACTTTTCTACCCCAAGCTGAGTTCACCGAGATGCTTACCAACGTCTTCCCGACCTCGTCCACCGTCGGTACGACCGAACTCATCGTAAACACCGGTCTGTATTGTTATACCTGGATCGACACACAAGCTTTTGGTGCAGCCGGTTCTATCAATATCAAACTCGTGGAGTTGAACTAACATGTCCTCTTCTCGACTCAAGAAACAAATCTTTATCGTGTTGAAGAACACGACTAGTGGGTCGTTTACGACACTGACAACGACTGGTGCAGCGACGATCGGGACGACGTTGTTGGTTGGTGGTCAAGATATTCAGTCCTCACTCGCCTCCCGCGTCCCTGCGCAGACGTTGGTGTTCAATGGGGTAACCAGTATTCCTATTACTCGCACAGCACCGGGGACAAATCCTTTCACGATTCTATTTCCAGTTGTTAACTGCTCGACCTTTGTTGGAGATCCGCGGCTGATCGCAACGGGGTCTGCCGGTATAGTATTTCAGATGTTTGTTGGTTCTACTACGGGGTTGCCCTATTTTTATACCCCGGGTGGAAACGTAACTGGACCGGCACTTACGGTCAGTAAGGCAGCATCGCTAGCGTTTGTTAACTCTGGTGGAACGGCAACGGTCTATACAAATGGAGTGGCCGGAACACCGGGAGCAGTAACTGCTAATTTATCAAGTCCACTCACGACAATCGGAGCTATTTCAGGTACGTCTTATTTCTCTGGTGCATTAACTCCTCCCGTCGAAATCAACGCCGCCCTTACCGCCGCCGAAATCAGCGCCTACGTCACCACAGGCACCCTGCCAAGCTGGGTAGTGGTAGCGGCGGGTTCAGCGGCTCCTGCTGGAACGGCTACTACTTCTGGTGCGCTTGTTGTAAGTAAGAAATATCGTATTACTAACTTCGTTGCCGGCGATGATTTCACAAACGTAGGCGCAGCGAGCAATGCAACTGGTGTCGAGTTTGTTGCTACAGGCACAACTCCTACCACTTGGACTAATGCAAGTACACTCACAGTGTTGGGCGCACTCTGCTACCCCGACCCGCACGCCAACGGCACCGGCAACATCTGGTACGACGCATCTGGCAACGGTGCGAACATCACACTGCCAGCAAGTGGAGTTACTTGGGGGCAACCGGCTGCGGATACGTTCCCGGTGAAGAATCTGGTGGCAAGTGGCGCTCTCACCACCGCCGCCCCCGTCGGAGGTACCGCCGCAGCTTGGAAAGGTGGTATCTATGTCGCCGGCGCCCCCACCGTCACCGGCTATGTCCAACTCGACGTCGCAGGTACTCTTTACAAAGTCGCCGTATCCACATGAAAATCGCTCACTGGACAATGTGCAACGGTTCTGGCATGAACAACGTCGCTGAGACCCTAGTCTCCGCCGAATGTGCAATCGGCCTAGACTCCCACCTCTGCAACATCGACGTAAAGGCCGCCTCTCAATGGGACGAAGTTCTCGACGCCGACGTTCACGTTTCCCATACCCACTTCCCAGACTCCTTCAAGAAGCGACTCACTAAACCATACAAGCTCGTTTGGGTTGGCCACGGCACCCCCGAGATCGCGTTTAACATGGCAGTCGAATCAGGCAAGAACACCCCCCACGGTTGCTCCGACTCCTTCATGCTTCTTCAGCACTGGCTTCGAGTCTCTGACGCAATCGTCACCTTCTGGCCTCGTCATGAAGCGATCTATCGGACGATGGTGAATAAACACACCCCAGTCCATTGTATCCCGATGGGTGTGAACAAAACCTTTTGGAAGCCGACTCTCTCCCAGGGCCACTTCGCCGGGTCTCCCGCAGTCCTTACCGCCGAGAACTGTCACACAATCAAGTGGCCCTACGACCTATTCATAGCCTGGCCCTTAGTCTACCCCCACATCAAAGGCAACCCGTCTCTTCATGCGCTTTACCTCCCAACCGACATGCATCGTTGGTTCTTCCCACTCGCGAACTCCAACGGTGCGGCTTATGGTTCTCACATCGCAGCGACAACCTTCCTCCCAGAGGGTATGCGCAACGCCTTTAACTCTGTCGATTATTATGTTGGTCTCGTTCGTTATGGCGATTTTAACCGCTGCAGTCTTGAGGCTAATGCCTGCGGTTGTAAGACGGTTTCTTACGAGGGTAACCCATACTCCGATTTTTGGGTCTCCGAAGGTGACCAACGACGTATCGCCGACCAACTCATCCATATCCTAAACGGTGATGTCTCATCCCGAGACAAGACTCTTGTTCCTTCTAGCAACGACACTGCCTTGGCAATGAAGCATATATATGAAACCTGTTAACTTTATCGACCCTTCGGCGATGATCGGCACCAACACTGTTGTATGGCATTACTCAGTCATACTACCTCTTGTTGTTATCGGTGACGACTGTTCCATCGGTTCTCATGTCGAGATCGGAAAGGGTTCTTTCATCGGTGGTGGCACCCGTATTGGTAAAGGAACCTTTCTACCCAGTAACTCTATCATCGGTTCCAACGTCTTTATCGGTCCTAATGTCACCTTCTGTGACGATAAATACCCGAAGGTCAACAATCCGACCTACCACGCTCAACCTCCTTGTATCGGTAACAATGTCTCTATCGGCGCCGGGTCAGTAATTCTACCAGGAATCCAGATCGGAGACTATGCGGTAATCGGCGCCGGTTCAGTCGTCACCAAAAACGTTCCGGCTCGATCGACCGTCTACGGGACCGCCGCGACTCAGCACAACACCATCTCTTTCGCAACGCCCGAACTCGTCGGGACGGCACAATAATGTCAGTCAACAATATACTATCATGGGCTCACCTAATCAACAGGAAATACAAAACACGTTTGGTCGGGAAGTGATCTCTTCCCTTTTGTCTACCAACCTTACAGCAAACGACTCAGCGGCCGCGTCTTACAACACGACTCTTACCACGCTCGCTTCGACGAATAAGTCGACTGCGGGAAGTGCTGCCACTTCCAACTCGACAGGTACGTCGACGGCAACCTCTGTCGCCGGGTCAGCCGCTACTTCTAACTCAACAGTCATCTCCTCATTGACTTCTCGAGTCTCTTCACATTCAACATAATCAACCAACCCAACCTTCCCACCATGTCAGAGAGCACTAACAAAATCATTCTTGGTCAGATATACATTGCTCGTGATGCGTGGAAAGCTGTTAACCAGCTTCTCTTCCCCGTCAAAGTCTCCTACAAACTCTCGAAGTACATCGAGAAGATCAACACCGAACTCACGATTATCGAGAAACGTCGGCTGACTCTTCTCTACGCCGCCGCCGGAAAAGACCAATCCGAACCTTCGGTCACGTTAACCCCCAACACTCCCGAGTTCGACTCCTTTGTACTCAACTTCAACGAAGACCTACAAACCGAGTCTGACCTTCCCATCTTCGACCAGTCTCTCGAGACTCTCCTCGAAACTCTTCCAGAGTCTGCCAAACTCTCTGCTGACCACTGTACCCTTCTCGAACCTTTCTTCAAAAAGTCATGAGTATCATCGACCTTCTCTTCAACGCTGCTGGTGGTGGTGTAGTCGGTTCTCTCCTTCACCTTGGAACTGCTTGGTTTGAAACCTATCAACAGAAGAAAAAAGCCGAAGTCGACATTATGATAATGAAGGCGCAGACCGAGGCTGCCACAAACAAAGCTGGTTGGGATGCTTTCATTGAAAGTCAGAAGAACGCCAACGAAGACGTACAGATTTCTGACAAAGCTTCGGTCTGGGTGATAAACTTGGGTGAATTAGTCGACTGCTTCCGTTCGGCTACTCGTCCCCTGCTTACCTGGTTTCTTCTTCTTTTTCTAGTCTTTGTCTACATCAAATCAGCACCCACTGTACGAATCACTATGACCAATGAAATCACCTTTGGTTCTTTTACAGCATTATTCTGGTGGTTCGGTTCTCGGTATTCCAAGAAGTAACTTAACCAATACCCTTCATGTCACCACGACCAAGACCAGACACCAGTTGTCAAGAAACACCATACTGCCCGTACATAGTCGAAATCCGGGACAATTTCAGGTCTCTTGACGGACGTCTTTCTTTCTTAAATAATTCACAAACCCGAATCGAACAAGCTATAGTCGGGGATAAAACTGTTGGTCTAAAAGGTCTTGTCGAACGTCAGGCCGACATTGTCGCTCGACAAGATTCGATTGACAAGGTTTTAGAACGGTTGGATCACCGGCTTATTTATTGGGGTGGTTTTATTGGTGGCATATCTCTTATTGGTACCTACTTCCTACAAAAAATTCTGTCCTAGTCTTGTCTCAATCTGAGACCATACTCTTCCATGAAAGACCATGTAATCAAAGTCCTTTCCAAAAAAGACGTACCAAGACAACTCGACGAACTTCGCCAACGTTGTCAGGGTTTGGTTAAAATGTCACGTAACGTGATGAAGGACTACTACGACCTTTGGGATAGAAACGATTCGGTTTACCGTGGAGAGCGTCACATTGACGAGCAGGACAAAAAAGCGTTGAAGCGGAACGAGCCGGCCAAGGTCATAGTTCCGTTGACCCATTCTCAGGTACAAACCTTTGTCGCTTTTGGGACTATGTTACTCACTCAACGTCCTTACTTCTTCGAGTTGAACGGTACCGGAATCGAAGACGAGAAACCAGCAAAACTCGGACAGGCTGTTATTCAACGTGATCTGGAATACAACAAATTCGAGGGAGTGCTTCTCCCACAGTTTTTAACTGACGTGGCCCGATTCGGTCTGGGAGTCTTCAAATCCGACTGGACGAGACTCACTGTTCCGGTACAAGTACAGATCCCAGACCCAAAGTTCCAACAGATTCCGGGTATGTCGATGGTTCAACCACCCACGATTTCAGTCTATCAACAGAAGACCAAATACCTAGGTAACAACATCTCTGTAGTCTCCCCCTACCGTTGGTTCCCCGACACTCGTCTCCCGCTCACTCGTTACCGTTACGGAGAGTTTTGTGCCGACGAGAATGAATACTCTTGGGGGGAACTTGAACGCCTTCAAACCTCCAACACGGTCGCCGGAATCGACTACGTTGACCGACTCCCGGACGACGCTTTCGAGAACCGTCGGATGACTACCTTGACTCGTGAGACCAACGCCAACGCTAGTTATGGCACGGCGACCAACACCACTCACGGAACCTCTCGTTACGTACTCAACACCGAGGTCGAGATCATGCTTAACCCGTCGAAGACTGAAATCGACGATGGAGTGTTCCTTGACAAAGACCTTGATGCTGAGGTAATCTGTTTAGTATGGATAGCCAACGACGGCCGTATCATTCGAATCGAAGACGCAGGTTACGACCACAACGAATTCCTTTTCGATGCTTCTCAATTCTTCAACGACCAAAACCGAGTAGTCAACTTCGGAATCGCGGAACTCATCGGACCAATGCAGGACGCGATAGACTGGTTTCTGAACGCGAAGATCACAAACGTACGTAAGTGCATCCAAAACCAACTCGTCGTTGACCCTCGCTCGGTCGAGATGGAGGACATTCGTGACCGAAATCCGGTTATCCGACTCAAGTCTACCGTCGAGGGTATGGCAATCACGAACTATATTCATCAACTCCAGACCACTGACGTGACTACTGGTCACATCGGAGACATAGGGGTCATGAAGGGCTTCTCTCAAGACGCGACTGGCCTTTCAGACAATCTTATCGGGCAGTACTCAACCGGTCGCCGTTCTGCACGAGAAGCTTCTAATGTCAATTCGAACGCCGCTGCCCGAGTCGTTCTTCCTTTGAAAGGTATTCAAGACTCTGCACTCGTTCCGCTCGGACGTAAGCTCCTGTCCAACATCCGACAAGGTCTTGACGAGCAACAACTCGTTTCGATAGTGGGTCTCCAAAGACTTGTCTCCGATCCTCAAGCGGTACAGGACTTCTTACCCATCGACCGTTCGATGCTTGTCGGTTCATACGACTTCACCATCTCCGATCTTATGCTGCCTTCACAACGTATGGCAGTCGCACAAGCCTTACAAGAGCTACTCATTGCGCTCTCAGAAAAACCCATGCTGGCCTTTGTCATCGGCAAAGACCCAAAACTAATCCTAGACGAAATCCTAATCCTACGAGGAGTAACAAATGCTGACCGATTCAACCTCACCCCTGACAGACTTGGAATGCTTATGCAAATGGCTGGACTTGCCGGAAACCAAGGAAGTCCTGGCTTACCTCAAGGCCCAAGCGGACCCGGCTCAGCGAATGGCCCTAGCGGACCCATCAGTGTTCAGAATAACAGTCAACGGCCAGGAACACCTCCCGGACGGTCACCTAGTGGAGGGAATGCGACACCAGTTCATCGGTAATTACAAAGGTCTTTCCGAGCTACAACGAATTTTAGATAACCGAAAAGCGGAGCTCATCCAGGTTATCAAACAACAAGAAAATAAACCAATCCAATAGTATGAATCAAGAAACACAGTCCGGTCAGCAACCTGACAAGGGCATTGCACACCAGGGTGAGAGTGATTTCACCGAGTTGACTTCGGGGTCGTCAACGGCTCCGGCTAAAATCGCGCCAACGCAGGAGAGTACGACACAGATTCAACCACAAACGGGTACTACACCTACGGGTGCGGAACAGCAAACGCAGACTCCGACACCCCCGGCAGCCCCATCCACCACGATCGACCCGAAAATGCTTGAGTCAATCGTGTCCGCGGCGGTCCGTGGGTCACAGCCACAAACTCAAGCAGTCGCCCAGCCCGAGAAACAGCTCACCGACGAAGAGTTCAATAAAAAGTTCGGTGTAGTCAGTGTCACCCCTGAACACATTGCACAACTTCTCGACCAAGACCCAAAGAAAGCAGCCGTCGCGTTGAACAACCTCCTTCAAGGAGTCGCTCGACAAGCCGTCTTGATGAACCAGGAACTCACCGCTGCTGAGGTTTCCCGGATGCGTGGCGAAATCGATCCACATATCAAGTCCTGGCAGACCTACCAACGCGAAGTCCGAGAGCAGCAAGTCGAAGCTAAATTTTTCAAAACCTACCCAGACCTTGCCAACGAACGTGACCTTGTAATGACTATCAAGGACTCACTCATCGCCAAGGTCCAAGCAGGTCAACTCACCTTTGCTTCCGAAGACGAAGCTTTGAAAGCAGTCGCTACTGCCACCGCTGCAACTCTTGCTCGTTTGAACAAGACCGCGGCGACGGCAGGTACCACACAAAACACCCAGACCACGGGTCAAAACACTGGTCGACAAATGTCCGCCGCCTCAACGGCAGGGCGCTCAGGGACAGGTCAAGCGACTGCAAAATCAGATGTCGAACAGATATTTGGGAATGACGCGGTGTAATCCAATCGTGTCCTACGACCCGTAAAAACAGGAAATACTACAATGGCTATCCTAGGTCTAATGACGGCTGAACAGATCAGCGCATATCGTCCGAAAAACATCCGTCGTTCGGTGTTTTATATGTACCCGAACGGCTCGGCTCCGTTGATCGGTCTTCTCACTCTGATGAAGGATGAGACTACCAACGATCCTGAGTTCAAGTGGCATGAGAAGAGACTACTTGAACAGAGAACCACGATGGCGTATATCTCTACAACGGTGGCCTTTTACTCGGCTGTGTCCTCGGACTTCTTGACATGGACAACCGCGGTCGGTGATATTACCGCAGCTTTGAATACCCAATACGGTATTCAGGTCGCTTCTGGTGGTACTGCCCAATTCCGAGTTGGTCACATCATCAAGTTCCTTATTATCAACACTTCCGCAGCGAACGAAGAGATGCAAGGACGCATCACCTACGTCGACGCGTCAAACAATCGCTTCGCGTTTATCTGTTGTAAGGCACCTGCTGTAGCAATCGACTACGATGCTGCTCATACAGGTCGTGAGATCCTGGCGATCGGTTCGGCACAGGTTGAAGGTGGTGCTTCGGTGTCGTCTTCGGCTGCGTTGTCTACCTTGGAGGTCTACAACACACCGATTCAGCCCTCCAACTACACTGAAATCTTCACCGCGAACTGGCAGATTTCCGGTACCGCTGGAAAGACTGCTGTATGGTTCGATACACGTGGTGTTGACCCCGATCAGGCAAAGGAGTTCGCAGTCAATAACTCTCGGAATATGGAGCTTGCTTACATATTCGGTGAGAAGTACGAGTATGCTGTTTCAGCGACGAACGTAATTCGTCATACTGGCGGCCTTCTTTACTTCCTTCGCTTGTGGGAAGCTGGTGCGACCTATGGCAACACTGCCGCGACTGCTGACACTGACGACACGAAGCGTATCATCACGAACTCGTCTGGTACACTATCCCGGAAAACCTACAACAAGTACCTTGAAAGGGCTTTCCGGTTTAACCGTAACAAGAATAACGAGTTGATATGCTTCTGTGGTAATGGTGCTCTGAGCACTCTCGCAGAAATGTACTCGGGTTCGACGGTCTTCCAGACCAAGCCCGGTTCCAAGGACACGTTCGGTATGACGGTCACGTCTCATCTTACCCCTTATGGTATGGTGTTCTACAAGACCCACCCGTTGTTCAACCTGAACTCGACACTCATGTACAACATGCTCTTCGTCGATGTTCCGTGTCTGAAGTACCGTCCGATGGCTGGACGTGATACCACCCTCCGCAAGAATCTGCAACCCAACGGCGCAGACTACGTTGAGGACGGTTATCTCACCGAAGCTGGTCTCGAGGTAAACTCTCCCGAGTCTCACCTTTATCTCCAGAACGTCACCGACTGGGCTCCGTAACTAAGGATATACTACTATGGCCGCACTAACATCAGCTGACGTCGTTGTAAATCGGCGTTGGGAAGTTGGCGACCGTTTTGGTAAACAAGTCGAGGTGGTGGTAGATGCCACCTTGACTATGTCCTCCAACGGCGCTACCGCAGCGGATATTCCCGCTTCGTTGTTCATTATGTCGTCTCTCTATTCGGTAGAGTGTGTATCCTTCACTGACGGTTCGTCCGTTCTTCGTTGGATGCCAGTCTTCACTGATGGATCAGACATCTTCACCGGAACAGTTACCACCGCGACCGACGCCGACCGTGGCAAGGCGGAGAACGTTACCGGAACACTTCGTGTTTTAGTTCACGGAAGACCATAACCTATGATATATACTCATATACTTGTACTTCTTATCGGTTTTGTTGCTGGTATGTTATTCACCCGACGAAACGCTTCCAAGGTCGACTCTGCTGTGACAAAGATCGAAACCCAACTCAAGAAATAATACTAACATGAACCTGAAAGAAAATATCCTGAGTGCAGACTGCTCAATCAATGACGGAAAGAACGTCGAAGACACCACCTTGCTTAAGGCCGGTGCCAAAGACGGTCTGTCCGGCACGAACGTAACCAAGCCCTTTGAAGGCTCTTACTCGTGTAAAGGTCCGTTTGGTGGAGAGAAGAAGTCTTACTAGAACTTACTCTTCGCAAAGCCTACAACGCCGGTGTTGTCTCAATTTGGGACGGCACCGGCTTTTCAGGTAGAAATCTATGACTATTGCCAATTTCAAAGCACTTGTAGTCGGACTTATCAACCGCGATGCGTCAATCTTCACGGTTTCAACAATCGACCACGTTGTAGAAGCTATGAACTCTGCACGAAGAGCGGCGCAACGTGCACACACTTTTGAGCTTTTGCGAGATGACGTTTTTCTTACGACTTCGGTCGCCGGTGCTGCTTGGACGACTGGGTGTAAGACTACTCCTGGAGGAGCAACGGCTGTTCTTATGCGTAGGATTGACTCGGTCTGGCAGTACAGTCCACAGTCGGTAGGCATCGCGACTGCTTACCTTCGTACGTATCGTGTACCTTTTGAGACCACAGGCTCATTCAAACGTGAGCTCGGGATTTACGCCGGCGCGGTGAGTCAGTCGTCCTTACAAAGTTCGTCGATTGCTAGACCCTTTGCGTATACCAACGGAGAGAATTTGTACGTTACTACTATCAGTACTGCAACTCCGTTCTTGGTCAACGGGATCAAATGGCTTGACGATCTTGTTATTGGTTCGACGGCGGACATCTTTCTCACCTACTTCACCGACTGGCTTCTTTGGGGCACACTCATGCAACTCAACCAGTTCTTGAAAGACTCGGAAAAGGTTCCAATCGACATGGCTTTGGTGAACCGAGCCTGGGAAACGGTTAAACAGATGGATGGTACAATCGCGAATCAGGGTGATGTTTCACTCGACTAGTCATGAGCAAGCAAACCTACACACGTATCCCGAATGGTGGGTTTAATCGTGCAGTCGAAGCGTACATGCTTCGGCCTGACGAGTTGTACGACGTGTTGAACCTGCGTCCATCGGCGGGTAGACTAACACAGACTCCGTACCTTGTCAAGAAGCAGGCTTTGACGACGTTGTACACCGGGGAAACCGCGTCACCAATCAAGCTCCTTGACATTGTACGTACCACCGCAGCAGACCTACGTTATTTAGTCATCACTGAGCAAAGTGCTCGTTACGTAACCCCGACTGCTTTGGGTACGCAGGTACATATCCCCTGTATCTTACAAACCGTCGTCCCGAACAACGCAACAATCACCGGGTTTTGTTTGATGTATGGTTTCAACGCGACGGACTTTGCGGCTGCTGCAGATACTTACTCAGTCGTTATCCAAGCAGGCGGAGCAACTTTCAAATGGAATAAAAATGGTGGTGCTCTCTCCGGCGCGTTAAGTATTGGACCTGCCGAGTCGATTACCGCGAACGGTTTGAAGGTTTCGTTCCTTTCTTTGACTGGGTACACCCCAGGAGATACTTGGACCTGGACACGTTACAATGCAATCCCTTACTCCGACTCGGCAGTCACCGTGAAATTCCCGTACTCGAAGTCTTCTTACATGACAGACGTGTACATCGGTGGAATCGGTCGGAATATCATGCGAGTCAAGGACGGGTTTATCTCTTCGATTGGGTATACAAGAACGTACGGAAAGTACGTCACCTGTTTTCAGAATCATCTCGTAGTTGCGCACTGGAATCCCGGTGCCTACGACGCAGTCGCCGGTGTTAAAGAAACGTACGACGCTACCCTGACCCCATTCCGTGTTGGGTGGTCCGACCTCGACCGTCCTGACGATTTCTTCGCGACGAGTGTGAATGAAGCCGACGTGAAGACCATTCCATACTCTTCCTCACTTGACGCGGTGAACTTTGGTATCACCGGAATGGCACAACTCAACGGATCGAACTGGATATACCTTGCAGAGGCTATTCATAAGATGACATACGTTGGATTACCCAACGTTATGACCATTGAGTGTGCCTTCGATGGGGTTGGTTGTGCTTTCCCATCCGGGTTGGTAAACACCAAACGCGGACATTACTTTATCGGAAAGAACAACTTTTACTTTTTCGACGGGGTCTCCCCGACTGTGATTGGTGAACCAGTCCGGGCGAAGGTCTTCGGAGAGATGGTTGCTCCAACGGACACTATGTACGAACGTACGTATGGATACTATGACTCCGATCGACAAGAGGTATCCTGGACTTATTGGACCTTAAACGGGACCAAGTATCAACCACGACAAGTTGTCTACCAGGAAAAGTACGGTTGGTGGTTCTTTCGGAATCTTCCTGGTGCAGACACCGACGCGACTGGTAGCAATGTTCTAACCGCTTGTAGAGTCTACCAAGCGGTCGACAAAACCATGTACGGCGGTACTGGTTACCTCTACATTGACTATGATCCGACCGAAGCCTCCGCAGACATTCTTCTCGACGCGGTAACCTCTGCTGGTGTACAGTCCTACACTGCACCGTATATGATTACTCCGGACCTATACTACACTGATCTCTTCAAGGTGAAAGAGGCTGACACTATCGAGTTTGACGCAAATTGGACGAGTGGTTGTGATGGGTTGATTGTGGGTATGTCAGCACGGACTCTTCTTTCAGCAACACCGACTATCACCGATCTCGCGGAAGTCTGGACACCGACCAAATCCATCGCCAACGTTGGGTTAGTCCGTTCCTCTGGTAGTGTCTATCGCTTCCGCTTCACCTTCACCCCGACAGCGGCCACCAAACCTTTAGGTTGTGTTCTCTCCGGGTGGGGAGAAACCACCCATTTTCAGGCCGACCGATGAAAAACATAGACGACATTCCGTTGACGGATCAGATCAAGTCCGAAAGGGAACCCACCCTTTTGGTGACGGAGATCAACGCACGTCTAGCTGCGATCTCGGAAAACTTCGCGACGTTGTATCAAGGTGATCGGTTGTCGGCGAAGACCGTGGAAGGTGCGACCATTCCTAGGAACCCCTTCAACTTCACGTCGGGAATCGTGAATGTGTACGACTTTCTAGACCCGCTTTGGGCGAGACTTCGTCTGGCGCAGTTGAAGGTCACCGAGGCCATGATGGCACAGAACTCGGTAGGACAAACTCAGCTGCAGACGGATTCGGTCACGACACGAGCGTTGTTGGCGGATTCGGTGACCGCGGACAAGATTTACGTGAACACGTTGTCGGCGATCATTGCCAACCTGGGTACAATTACCGCGGGGAATATAACTCTGGACACGGCAGGCTTCATTCGTGGTGGGCAGACTGGGTACAACACCGGGATTGGTTTTTGGGCAGGGTATGACACTTCCGCTTACAAGCTCTCTATTGGTAATCCAGCGGGGAACTATTTACGCTGGACTGGGTCCGCTTTGGAAATCTCCGGGTCGCTTACCGCGACGACGGGTACTATTGGTGGTTGGACAATTGCTGCAACCACGATCTCCGCGAACAACGCAACGTTGAATTCTACTGGACAGTTGACTCTGGGTACGTCAAATGATATTGTGTATCTTTCTGCGATTGACTCGACCTATCGTCTTTGGGTTGGGAATGTCACCGCGGCGAGTGCGGCCTTCTCGGTGACCAAGGCGGGTGCTTTGTATGCGACTTCGGGGACGATCGGTGGATGGACTCTTGGTGCGACGACTATTTCGGCGAGTAATATCGCGTTGAATAATACTGGTACGATTATTGCAGGGACTTCGGACGATGTGATTTGTATCAGCGCGGCGGATTCTACTTATCGCGTGTGGATCGGAAATGCTGCGGCTGCGAGTGCAACGTTTAAGGTGACGAAGGCGGGGGTGTTGACTGCGACAGGGGCGACTATTAGTGGTATACTAACTGCGACTTCGGGGGCGATTGGTGGTTGGACTTTAGGCTCAACGAGCTTAACTTCTGGTAGTGGTTCCAACACTGTTGGTGTCGATAGTGGTGGAACGAACCCTGCTTTTTATGCTGGGTCTGCAACCCCAGCATCCGCACCCTTTCGAGTAACCCAAGCGGGAGTTTTTACTTGTACTTCTGGTACGTTTAGTGGTACAGTCGACGTTGGCACAAGTACGTCTCGTACTCTGATAGATACTAATGGTGTTAGTATTGGTAACACTACTTATGGAAGTATAAATTTTTTACCTAATGGATTTTTTCCACGTATGCAAATTCAATATAATGGTACCTCATATATTGAATTCAATACTTATTTTTCTTCTCCTGATTATTTCGGTACACTTACTATTTCTAGAACAGGTCTTTCTGGTGATACAAACACAGTTATAGGATGTAATAGTATAATATGGGGAAGTGATACTAACATTTATCGTTCTGCAGCGAATTCCTTAAAGACCGACGATAGTTTCGAAGTAGCACTTAACCTAAAAGCAAATGGAGTAATTATAGGCAAAGGAATGACTACTGTAAAAACTCTTACAGGAGGTTCAACCGAAGAGTCTTTTAACTTAGATATTTCTGGTCAAGGTTTTACTGCGAAACCTAATAGTGGGCTTATTAACTGTTCCTCTGATAAATCATACCATGCAAGATACGACTTCGACGATGGTAGTAACTCATCCACAAATGCAGTTGTAAAAGTAAGTCGCTATGACGGGACAAATGTTGGTGCAGGTGGAGTACGATTCTCCTGCATCTTTTTCCAATAACTCTCCCATGACCATCCTCCGTCTCACCCGCGTCTCCCAGGTCATCCTCTACTGGGACTTCTTCACCTTCGGTCTCATCCGTATCGCTTCCTACCTAAAGTACGACCATTCCCTCGACACCTACCGCCGTATCCTTTTCCGTCTTGCACGTCAGCCCATGACCTCTTGGCTTGCCGTCGCTTTGGACGACGACGAAACTCCTGTCGGTTTCTTTGTCGCCTATGATTGCACTCCTCTCTTCGCTGCGACTCGCGAATTCGAGGTCTCAGTCTTCTATCACCTTCCAGGTCGTAAAGACGCAATCGTCGCCTTGCAAACCTCCCTCGACTCCTTCTGTTCTTCCTCGAACGTATCCCACTATTACGTCACGACGTGTAGGAAATCAGGCTCTTCTACACGTGTTTTTGGCGAAGAGTGGTGTGGTCTTAAACGAGCCTATACAGTCTTCAAAAGAAAGGTAAAATAATACTATGCCTGGATTTACTGATCTAACTTCTGGTTCTGGCTCATCTTGGGACTTGAACTCCTACCTTCAAGTACATCCTGAGGTGGTTAAGGCTTGGACGTCCAACGAGAATAATAGCCAGAGTTATGGTACAATTGAGAAATTCGCTTTAGCACACGCAAAGGCTTGGGGTAGTGACCAAGAAAAGCTTGCTGCGTCGACGTATACACCTCCTACTAGTTACTCCCAAGCGACTGCAACCCCGACCGGCGCCGATGATAACTTCCGACAGGTACAGAATGCGGCTCAAGCCGGACAGTTTAACACAACAGGGACGACTGCGACAAACCAACAGCAAACTACTGGGCAAACCGGTACCAGCAATCAGCAACAGACGACTAATCAGGTCGGTACCACCGAACAACAACAACTCTCACAAGAACTCAAGAACTACCTAGAGCAGCAACAGTCCGCGAAGCAGGGTACCACCGACCAAACAGCGACTCAACACGCGGTCACTTCAACCAGTGACACCTCGAAGCCGATTGACACCCTAGGCTTCGGTGCTCTCCTTCAAGGACAGCAAGGCAGTGCACAAGCAACCGACACCAGTCGTAACGCTTTCCTTCAAGACGTGATGAATACTGGTGGGACAGGTTTTAACTCGCAAGTTAACCAAGCCGTTCGTGACTCACTCTCTGGACCGACCATGACAGGTGTCGGTGAATCCGCTGGGTCTCGTGCAGCCGCCTACGCAGCCGAGCAAATCGCACGGAACAACATGGGACAACGTTTGACTGCATCGGAGCAACTCGCTGGACCCACGGCAGTGGAAACCCTTTCGACGACCGCGAACCCTTACATCGGAAAACAGACTGACTCAACAGGTGTCACCGACTCAACGACTAATACAAAGGGTACGTACAACGAAACCGGGACGAATACAAACACCGGTACGTCGAGTACGACTGGTTTGTCGAACCTTCTTGGTACAAATACAACCGCAGGCACGAGCAACACTACTGGATCGAATGCTTCTACAGGTTGGACGAACCTACTCGGTACGACGAACGAGAGCAACGCTGGTACTTCTACCGCACAGTCTTCACAAGCCGCTGCGGGGTTAATCCCCGAGGGTAAACAAGTCTCCTCTGGTGGTGGTTGTGTCCTTTGCACTGTCGGTCTTGAGCTCGGCCTTTTTCGTACCCCCCGACTCCTTCGGCACGTAATCGACTACAAACTTAACAAAGCATGGTCTCGTTTCCGTTCTGCCGCTCGTGGGTACTTCTTCCTTTACACTCCGTTCGCGAAGTGGTTACTCGATCATCCTCGTGTTGCTGCTCACATCCTGCCACTGGCAAAGATGGTGGTATACGAAGAGTTGCGAGTCAGTGGACGGAGGATACCTTTCAAGGTTGGTCCTTGGTTGATACATTGGATCGGGCATGGTTTATGTGCTTTGGTTGGTAAGTTCCCGGTTTCGGGAAGAGTTGAGGATACGATTATTCTAGACCTTACCAAGAAATTCCGTGTAAACTTCAACGTGAGGAACTAACATGGGAACTTTTCTAGACTTATTCACACCCGATCCTAAGATGATCGTACAGAACGCGAAGAACGTATTCAAACCAAGAAATGGTAAACCCTTCGTACAAAGTGTTGCTCGGAATCTTGGTCATATTTCTTTTGGAGAGAATGCTGGTAATTGGGTTGATACTAATATACTTGGGGATAATAAACCAGTAGGTTCTCAACCTTTGAACACTGATCCAATGCTGTCAATGCAACCGTTATCATCGTTATCCTTCAACAAAAACCAACTCCAGCAACAACTTCAACAGTATTTTCAACGACAAGGACTAAAATAACATGCCCTGGTTTTTACTATATCCATTGATCGCGTCAGCACTTGGTGTTGGAACACAAGTAGCTCGTGGGAAGACTGATAATAAAAGTCTTTGGAGAGGTGCGGGCTTAGGAGCTTTGGCTGGTTTGGGTGGTGGTGCTCTTGCTCCGGCGACGTTAGGTGGTGCGGGTGGTTGGGGTGCTTTGATGGGAGGCGCTACGCCAGCATTAGGAACTGTTGCTGGTGGTGGAACAGCCGGCACAGTCGGTAGTGGGGTACTCGCACCTACCGCGACCTCTGCGACCTTTGGCTCGACGGCTGGTCCTGCGATGGCCTTGAAAGGAGGTTCTAGTCTTGCCGCTATGGGGGCAGGTGGTGCCGGTAAGGCTGCAACGACTAGTGCTTTGACAAAAATGGCACAACAAGCAGCGATACAAACTGCAATGGCAGGTGCTATGCAGGGTGGTAAGGCTGCTATGCAACCTGACGTGACTACTACCAACCCACAAAACCCTGGTATGTTATCTGAACCAGAACTACAAGCCATGATACAAGAACTTATGGCGAAACGTTCCCAAGCTAACTTCCAATTCTTACCCACTTCTTAACATGGCTTTACCTACTGCACAACTTGGACAAATGTCCAATATCAACGTACCCTCGTACGTTCCTTTGACGGTGGTACCGAAGAAACAAAGCGTCTGGGAACAGGCTTTGGCTTCTTTCTTGGTGAATATGGCTGGACAAGCGGGTGGTCAGGCAGTCCAGAACGTCATGGCTAAGGATACCGCTGCCCCGGATGCCCAGGCTGGTTTCTTCAAGAAGTTGGTAGGTGGTCCGACACAGACTGTGGCTGAGAATCAAGCCGCGTTGGGACGTGCTCAGCAAGAGAAACTGGCAGCGAAAGGTGACCAATCCGCAATGGCAAGACTCCTGGAGGGAGAACGTGGTGCGAATCTTCGGACTAGTCTCGGTCTTCGAGAGCAGGCTAACCAGGGCGAGTTAAATCGTGGTCAGACTATGTCCATCGAACAAGCACGTATCGCGAGAGACCGTGAACAACAGGTTGCGCAGATCCAGGCACGTATGGCAGAGATCGCACAGCAGTTTGAGGGACAAGGTGGACTCGAGAGTTTACGGAACACGTTGAGTCAGCCGTTGACCCAGTCGCAGATCGTAGAGAATCAGGCACGTACTGGATTACTCAACTCTCAGTCCAATGAAAATGCAATGTTGCTAGAACGTATGCGTCGGGCAGGCGCTGGACAGGGTACTACTCCTACAACAGGATCGACTGGTGCAACGGATGCAGTTCGACAGGCTGCGTTACAGGCGATGCAGAGTAGTGGGGGAAGTCCTACACCCTCGACAAATCCTGCTCGTCTAACCTATGAAGAGTTTCTAGCCCAACTCGGTCAACAAATGGTCGACCAGAGTCCTCAGGATAATATCCCACCCACTACCTTTCTCGAAAAACTCAAGCGTTTCGTTGACCCGGGTTATGCTGTTCAGCGCTAGTCTTGTCCCATCTTGAGACCACACCAATGATTCCTAAAACCTACAACGACGTTCGTACCGAGTTTCTTTCGTTCAAGGAGCAACATCCTGACGACCCGACACCGTTATCCGCGTTTGCCAAGACTTGGGACGAGGTGCAGGGTACTCCTGGACAACGTGCTACAGCTTACAAAGACAACTGGGTGAAGCAGGCCAACGCTGCGGTTGATCGTGGGTTTGAGACGACCCGTGTCCCACAAGCCGCTGGCGCAGTCGCGAGTTGGCTTGGAGGAAAGGTTGACGATTTAACTGGGACACACATCGCCCCGATTGTAGAACAGGTGGGTCGAGACACTCCTAGAATGTTAGCCGAGAGTCTGGCAACCATTCCTATGGCCGCGTCTGGTGCAGGCACCGTAGGCGCAGGCGCTATGTGGGCGAACCGGATTCGTAAACTCATGCAGATTGCCGGGTACGGTGGAGCGGCTGCACAGAGTTATTCCCAGACCGACTCTCCACTTGGAGCAGTTATTGCACCAGCACAGATGTTCGGGATGAACAAGTTACTCCTTCCAGCGGCGAACGCTGGTTTGGGTGTACCTGCAAAAGTTGGTGGTTTGGTGGAAAAGTGGCTTGGTGCTGCGCCGACAGTTACACAGGAGACTGCGACGGATTTGGCTGCAAGGATACCGACAGCGACACTCCTTTCTAATACTCAGCGTTTTGTGCCGAAAGCCGCGGCGGTCGCCACTGAAGGCGCTATTATGGCTGGTGGGAATGAAGCCACTCGACAGGCGATGATGTCGGTAGGACCGAATGCGGTTCCTTTGACTGATTCTTCAAGAAATCCTATCACCCAAGAGAACATCGCTGGTAATGTCGCTGGAATGCTGCCCTTTGTTGGGCAGGCGGTTTTAGGACTGCGGAACGTACCACGTTTTTCAGCCCAAGAACACGCAGGGCTGTATAAGTGGCACGAAACCCGAAAGATGGTTGACGAGACATACCTAGGTACAACCGGAGAGCAGCGTCAGATTTATGACTCGTTGACCACACCCGAAGACCGACAAGCCTGGATAGAAGCGACTAAGCAAACCCAGTTGTCAGGCGGTTCTTTAGAAGACGTCGCGAAGGCTACCACTCCCGAGACTCCTTTCACTTCAACCATCCCCGTCGCAGAACTCGCAGGACAGCAAAAACTCGCCGCGTTGCAGGCTATTATCGACGGAACACGACAGGCTGACCTCGACGGTGCGGTAGAGGTTGCACAACGCGGACGGGCACAGATTAGTCAGTTACTAGGTGAGACACCATCGGCTACTTTGAACGTGGAAACTACCGCGTCGGCTGCACAGATTTTGAAAGATGGCGTACGGGCTAGCCCTCCTGAATCAGTGAAGGGTTTAAGCGACTTCGTACATGACCTGAATAACACCATCGCTTCGTGGAACGAAATCCGAAAACAATATGACGAGATAAGTAATAAACCTTTTGAAGACCGAACTACTCAAGACGAAGCAGTCCTGAAAAAACTGGAAAGCCAGATAGGTGACACTTGGAGACCGGAAGCTCGCGACCCGGCAGTTTTACAACGTCTACGTAAGAATAATCTAATCCCAGAAGTCACTGAGAAATGGTTAAAGGATGAGTTTGATTATACTTTTGACCATTCTGGTGATGCACAGTTTTCGTACGAGGCTACTCTACAGAAAGCAGCGAATCTTGTAGCGGATGCTATTCCTGAGGGTTTGCGGAGGGCAGCGAATCTGCCCGTCGAGACTACATCAACACAAGTCGACCCAAACTCAGCAATCGGTCGACAGGTCAAACTCGATGAAGTCGAGGACACCTTCATCAAGTCGTTGATCTCGCTACCCAAAGAAATACAAAACGCCGCGATTCAACGTACAGTCGAATTGAAGAATAAATCTATCGTGCCTGAGAGTGGTCAGATGGTTGGTAGACTCTCTGGTCCTTACTCTTCTTGGAGGTTGGCAGTCATTAAAGCCTTTAACACTTTCGACCCGACGACTCGGACTATAGAACTCTACAAAGGGAAAAAAGAAGGGCAACCAGTCTACGAGCGTACCTCTGTCGATCGACTAGTCAAGAAAAATTCCCAAGGAGAGTATGAGTTCATTCCTTCATGGTCTGCAATCTCGACCGCGGAGGGTGGAACCGGTGTCTCACGTATCAAGGAAAAGACTCTTCCCGAGATTGGTCTCGAAGGAATGGTCAAGAAAGTCGAAGAGCCTTTGGTTCCGAGTGATCTTGAAGACCTAAAAATGATTCTTGCTGAACAGGGTGCTGGAGAGGTGCTTACCGGACCCGAGTTTGGTGAGGGTGGGAAGGTTGTTTCGACCGCGGAACAGATTCCGGCAGAGAGTGGAGTTGTTGCGCCGACTAAGGAACAGGTCGACGTGTATGAGAAGGCCAAACAGTTAAAGACCGTCCTTCCAAAACTCTCAGACGAGCAACTCTACGAAGCTACGAAGCACGCTTTCTGGACTGGTCGAACAGATGCCTTGGCAGAGTATCGTAAAACTGGCGGTATCCGTGCAGCGTTAGAAGCCGCATTGGAGACTATGGGCGCTGACAAGGGGACAAAGGAGTCTTTAGTCGGCCCTGCTACACAACGTTTTCTAGACCTTGAAAAAGCTCGTCGTGGTGGGGAGTTCTCCAAGTCCATGCAGGGATGGACTCCTCGTCGGCAAGCTTTAATCCTTCTTGATGACTTCTTTATGAAGAAGACTTCGGTGGAAGGGGGAAAGAAAGGGTTGACGAATGTTGAAGCAAGGATTGGACAGATCGTGGATAGGGTGTTGAATCCGAAGGTGGTAGACATTGCGACGAAGCGTGCGAGTGGTGGAGTTGTTGGTGAGAAGAATGTCTTTGTCAACATTCCTGCGACTACTCAGTCTTTTGTACAAGACGCTACTTCAACTTTCAAAGCTCAGTTAAATCAAGCCTTTGATGCTGTCGGTTTTGATGGGACATGGAAAGACCTTTGGATCGAAAAAGCTCACCTTATAGCGAGTCAGATGAAAGACGTGCCTAGTGAATTTTATCGTCTTGCATCAGAAGGACAAGGTCTTGCACAAGTACAGTCTAAAGATGGAAAAGGTGTTGGAGCGGTTGGCGTCAACGTTGACAGACAAATAAGACTTAACCAACCTTCTGCGACTCGTTTCATGAATCAGTTAATGACTACCCTGGCACATGAAATCTCACATGTAGATGACTTCGTCCGTCTTGGTATGATTGAAGCACCTGACGCTTATTCTCGGGAGAGACTTCGACACTTGACTAACCTTACAAGAGTTGCCGACGTTATGACACCGGAACAACGTGGCGCACATATTAAAATGCTGCACGACGGGCTTGAGCCGAGTCTCTATAATTCGATGAACGTCGAGCCGACTAACACGAAACTACCTTATGGGAGTCTGTTACCTGAAGAGTATACCGCCGAGATTACTGCAATGGTTACTCGTGCTTTAGTACAAGGTGAGGGTTCATACCTTCGTTCTGCGATGAACGTGTTCGATTTTGCACCGATTGAGGTACGGAGTTTTGCGATGAGTACTTGGAGGACGATTGGTGACGTGCTAGACGCTTTGAAAGAGACTATACGCGATCCAAACTCGGACAGAGTTACGAACCTTGGTCCTGTCGATCGTAAGACCACAGCGGACCTCCTCGAAGGTGCGGTTTTTGCTTCCCGCGCTGCGTCGAAGCTTCGCTTTGCTGACAAGCAATACTCACAACAACAAGCTTTCGTTGGGACTATGTCCCCCGGAGCGGCAGCCTTCCCACCAGTCATGACCCCCGCCATGTGGTTTTCACAGTCGGCGGTTTTACAGAAGTCTGGGAATCTTGGTGAACACACGCCTGAACCGAGATTCATGCCTGCTGCAGTGCAGGCTATCCAAGACGCGGGTACCTTACTCAAAGGCGACCCGGGTTGGCGAGCCAACATTGACCAACAGAATAAGCTCGGAATCTGGTCTTCTTGGATAAAGCCTTTCGTCCACCAGATGTGGGAAATGGATCGTATGGGAATACCTTTGGCGAGAGAGTTTGTGTCTTCAGCCTTGGAACTAAGTCCTGCGAGTCATCGTATCCGTACTATGATTCTTGCACCTTTTATGGTCCAGGATAAGACAGGTGCTTGGGGATATGACAAGACCCATCCAATGATTGAGAAGATTAGTCAGGATAGGAACGGTCCGTGGCGGGGAGTGGTGAATAAGGTTTCTGCATGGCAACAGGTGTCACGTGAGGTTGTTGATCCCGTGACCGGGACGAAAACCAAACAAGAAACGACTATGTTTTTGAAGGACAAGGACGGTACGATAACCGTTCGTCCAGAAGCACAGAAAGACTGGGACGTGATGCGTAAGTCGTTAAGTCCGGAAGATCAGCAATATGTTATGTCGAGTAGTGTCGCGCTAGACGAAGTTACTCAGAACGCAGGACAACGTCTGGTCGGTTCCTTACAAAACACCGTCGTGATTCGGACTGCCGAGCTCCTCATGTCGATGAATCCGAAGATGACGGTTGACGAAGCAAAGACCGTCGCGCCGCAGATTGCCCTGGCTTTCACTCCGGTTGAGGGGAAACCTTTCGATCCGACGAAGGCACTTCGTGGGGTGGTACCAGAAGAGCAAATCGTAGCTTTTCAGCGGTATCTTATCGGCGACAAGGAAGCCAACGGAAGTTTCACTGGCATGATACCCCAGTTTTTGAAGGTTAAAGAAAACTTCGAGTCAAAGCCGGGTCATAGGACTGAGTCTTTACCCTGGGACTGGATTGTTCGGTATAAGAACAAGGATGGTGAGGTCAAGTACTTGTCAGCGAAGTCTGAACAACGTGCTATTCACCTTGCGCGACAGTTACGTGACCAGGGAAATACCCTTGCTGGAGAAGTGATCAACAAGCGAGACTTGAACGAGTTTACTGACTTCGATAATCCAGACGTGGTTTTACAGAAAGCTGCTCAGGTGGAACAAAAAGTGTGGAACCGTTTCATCACCGAGATGGAACAGAAGAATGGGACACAATTCGCAGATCAACTACGTGCTGGTTACACTCCTGTCGCAGAAGCACAGAAAGAAGTCACCAATCGTGGTATGGGTCGTTTTTTGAACGAAAGAAAGGCACAAGTTGACCGGGAAATGTACGACTACATCGACGGTACAATCGCTTGGGTTGGTAGTCTTTCGTCCAGCCTCGCACGGAAGGAGATTACTCAGCAAAAAGACTTGATTCTGAAAGATCCAAGGGTACGGAGCTTGCCTACCTTTACAAACCTAGTCAACGAGCACTTCTCCGAAATGATGACCCCGACAAGTCAGTGGGCAAAGCAGTTGAAGATGTTGTCGAGTGGGTACTTTCTTGCGGGTAGTTTTGGGTCTGCGTTGGTGGAAATGACTCAGTCAGTGGTTTCCACGATTCCGATACTCATAGCAGGGAACGACAAAGGTGGAGTGGTGAAGGCTTATCAACAGTTGGGTAGTGCGATCGGCGAAACGGTACAGGTCTCCTTGGCACGAGACTGGCAGACTTTAGCTAAGGCCGCGTTGACAAAGGATCCCAAAACTCTAACTAAAAAGGAAGCCATCTACGCGACGTACTTCAAACACGTCGAGGATGGGGGGGTTACTCACGGTGTTGTTGAGGATCTGATTTTCGGTCGTGACCAAAAAGCTATCGAAGCGGCGAAGTTTGGGAACGGAGATTATGGACAGACTTCGGTCAACGACATGATCATGAACCCAGTGTATATGGGTACCCAGTTCTTGATGATGTTTTACAAGTGGGCTGCCAAGTTCAATAACAAAGTGTCGTTCCTGTCTTCAGTCGACCAGGGTTTTGATAAGGGTTTGCGTGGACAAGAATTATACGACTACGCAAGGATGAACAAGACCTTAATGACGTATGAAGGTGGTAAAGCGAACCAGATCGGAGCGATGACGAAGTTGTCGAATGACTACACTCGTAGTCCTTTAGGCGTCGCGAATACGTTACAGCAGTATGGGTACGGAATGGTTGCTACCTTCCACCAGTTGGCCAAGGACTCTTTAGGAAAGTCTCCTGGGTTGACGCCAATCCAACGGAGACAAGCACAAAAAGCTTTGACCACTTGGACTGCAACCAACCTTGCATTGTCTGGTGCGTTGGGTATGCCCTTCGCTGCCGCAGCGTTGACGTTGTTGGATAAGGCTGGTGTACCCGCGACACAAAGTGTCCGAGAGGGTTTGGCCGGGTTGTCTGACGACCAGGAGACCGGTGCCGCGATTACGGAGACCGCGTTGAACGGTTTTGCTAATCAGATGTTCGGGTTGGACGTGTCTTCCCGTTTAGGAGTGTCGAATATCCTAGGAACTTCGTCTTATCGGGGCTTCAACGTCGCGGACATGTTCGGTCCAGCACCGTCAATTGTGGCAAACATGGTACAGGCTTTGGGGTTGTACGGTCAGAATGAACCAATGAAAGCTACTCGTGCTTTACTTCCGAATGCCTTCAAGACCATGTTCGAGACAAAGATGAACGAGATTGAGTATGGAGATAATGCTTTCCGTGATGCCTCGGGGAACCTTTTATACAAGCCGACACAAAGCCAAGCAGCTATGTATATGATTGGTTTTCGTCCAAGAGAGTTGTCACAGAAAAGACAGTTCCAGCAGTTGAAAACTTTGAGTGAGCAGCGTGCAAAGACGCAAACAGACCATGAGCTTGACGACGTAGCGGTCTCGGTTCTACAAGGTGACTCTGAAAAAGCCCAACGCTATGCGTATGATAAGTACTACTCCGACCCAACGGTCAATCCACGTGAGGTGATGCGTAGCATCCAAGAACGTGCGATCGACATGCAATCCGAAAAGGACTTGTTAGCTTCGGGGAGTAGGGCCGGTAGAGAGAGTTTGAAGAGACTTGCGGGAACATTCTCACCGGAGATAAACACTCGTCAGTCAGAGTTGGCTAGGGCAGACCTACGGGATCGCTTGGCAGTTCAAATGGGAGATCCAAGGCTAATGACGACGAAGGAGCAGTACAAACAAGCGATGTTAGTGGACATGTTGGTACAGGAGAGTGGGATGCCTCGTGGGGAAGCGTTACAGTTAGCAGGGTTTTTGCAGCACGGTCCAACACAGCCGTAGCCTCGTGGTAACCTTGGTTTTCTGCAGCGTTACCCTGATGGGTGTTGACCACGTACACCTGCATCACCGGCGTAGAAAGTCCTCGCATGTAGTGGATCAAGTCCCGTGACATAAAGTCTGCTCCATCCCAGACCACGATCGCCGCCTCGGCAAAGGTGGCCATTTCTCGGTTACGTATCATTCCGGCAACCTTGCCTTCTTTTTTCCAGTCTGGATACCAAGTCCGGACTGGAATTTTTTTGTCATAGGCCCAACGGCGAGCGAGTGCACCGATGCCGGGCTCGCCGCCGGAGAAGACTTCGGTGATTGAGAAAGTGGAGTCGGTGATGGCACGACAAAGGAGAGAGTAGTCGAAGATGGTCTTCGAACCAAAGATGATGGTTTTCATCTGATGTATACAATAGGAATATAACGGACGTCTGCAAATTGTGTTTCCTCTAAGACACCTTTAGAGGTTTTCCATCCAGGTATTTTTAGTATGTACAATTTGCTTGCGTAACCCAACATCTCGAAATCAATGTTCCTCCAAAAATTTTGGTCTGTTGGTAATTTACATAAACCCGCAACAACGTGAAAGTGTACTATCGGAGAGTACACAACAAGTCCTTTTTTGGTCAGTCTTCCAACTACTCTACAAGCTTCTAGGTAACGTTTTTCCATTACTCTTTTAGACTTGTCACTATAAGGTGATGCTAGATATATCATACAATTCCTTTTTCTTTGTCTTCCCGCCATCTTACGAAATTCGGGTGTCGTAGACTCCCTGACGAAAACTCCCGGTTCCCCTTGACCTCACAACACTTGTCCAAATACCCCGACTGATTCCCCCAAATCTCGTCCCTCATTGCGTCTGTAAATCCACCTCCCACCCGTACCACCTTCCCGTTACGAAGGAGTACTTTGACAGCGCCCAAGGTATCTTTATACTTACCAATCTGGTCGCCAATATCGAATCCGATAATAATACCGTCCATTGTAACCACGAGTTTCTCCCGTAGAATAGTCTCTCCCAGTTTGCCAAAGGACTTACGAAAGACGACACCTTCGAAAGAGTCGTGCACCACGCAAGAATCCCACACGGTTGGATACTGGTTGATTGGTACACACGAGACAAGCTCGAAGTTCTTGGGAAGAATGTGTTTGTTGATGATGAGAGCGTTGTAACGACTCGCGTAGGAAACTTCTGTGAGTGGGTTACCTTCAAATTCATAAACGTCGTGGAGGAAAACTTTACCCTTACGGGAAGGGTCTTGTGCCCATTCGGTACCGTACATGTACTCGCCGATAAAGACACCGTAGATAGAACGGTGGATAGGCCAACGTGCGAGTTCGCGACCGGTCTCGGAGTAGACTATATCGACCCCGGCACAGCAAACGTGCCGTGTCCACCAACCGTCGTATTTAAGTTGGGTGGTGTCATAGCCGAGCGAAACCGCTTCGGGATAGGTAGAGTCAGAGTATGGTTGTCGATGGGTTAGCATTGTAAAGTTCTTTAAGTGCTTCTTCTGCTTTCGGGCCACAAAACATAACTGGTCCGTTAACAGACCAATAGGTAATTATACCATCTTTATCTACTGTTCGTTTGATAATCTTTCCTTGTGATCCTTTAATCTTATATACTTTTTCAAAGTATTTTTCGTATTCTTTTTGTTTCATAGTCTTGTCTCATTATGAGACAACACTCAACGGAGGCCGATGTATGTCCGTGCAATGTTATCCTTCGTTATTGGAACTCGAAAGATTTTTTCTGACGAGATTAGGTGATTGATAATGTCGTCACATTCACGACCAGGAGCGTCTCGGTACATGATTGCACGGAGTCGCTTTTCGTCGACAAAGCGGATTTTTCGGACGGAGCCGTCGGGTGATTTGTAGTCAATCTCGGGTGAGTTGTAAAGGATTTCGAGGACTTTGTTCGCGATGGCGTTGAGTTCGTTGCGTCCGATACCTTGGAAGACACGGGTGAGGGTGGTCTCTGTCTTTTCAAGGAGAGCCATGCCAACCTCGAGATGGGACTTTTGTAAGACCAACTCGGTCGATTCTGACAACGCTACCAACATGGCAATCTTCAATAGTTGTACGTGCTTCGTACGATAATACCCCGCAACGTCGGGGTCTTTGGGGATGTCCCGGTTTTTGTACCAGTGTATGTAAAACTCTCTAGCTGTTGGTTCCCAAGTAAATTCACCATGTATGGTTTGAAGGATACGCCCGTGAGCCAACGCAGAATCACGCGCAACAAACTGGGAATCTTTACGATCGGGAAAAGGTATGCGGTTGGTACGGTTTTCTGAAGACGGCTCATTAACGAAAATAACTCGTCGTGTGAATCCACCCCCAATAATATCTGACTTGAGGTAGGTAGTAACCCAGTCTTGAGTAGTACACCCGAGGAGAGTGACATATGGTCCTTCGAGGACGTCGTCTCCTTTGTTTTTTGTCCGCGCTTCGTATTTGTTTTCATCGTAGATGGTGGTGAGGAAGTCGATCATGTGACCAGAATTGGGACCAAAGAAATGCGAGAGTTCGGTGACGAATATAGTAAGAGGTGTGTAACAGACCAAAGCTCCTTTGTGTTCAAAAGTTCGGGGACAGTTATCTCGCATATAACGGACGACGCTCTCCTTAGTCTGAGCCTCAGCGGAAAACGGTATGTCTCCAATGTCACGGACAATGTTTTTGGCCACTCGCATACAAGTCGTCTTACCGTTCCCAGCAGGTCCAAGAAGTACCGTGTAGAGGTTTGGGTAGATTTGGAAAAGACCCATATCGAGCCAGACCCGTCTGGATACAATAGCAGATAGTGCTGAAAGACCGGACCAGAAATGGTAGTTTTCAGGCGCTTCGGTACCTTCAGTCCAGTGCATGTAGTCGGAGAGGAAGGACATGGTGTTACTTTAATCTTCTTTGTCATCGTAGTACACGTCTTCGATAACTTTTGAGTAATCAGGAGACTTCTTGAAGGATTCTTGGAAAGCACGTTCCGCAGAGTCGGCTATGCCTAAGGTGAAGTACAAAGCGAGAACTTCTCGATAGAGTTCGTTCACGTCTGCAAGAAGCACCGGAGAGAAGAACTCGCTCTTGTGACAAGAAATAAAGGTCGGTTTCTGTCCCATAGAAATTCCCATTGCGTCTCCGACAAACCAGAGTTGGGTGATGAGTCTTTCTATTTGTCGCACTCGGACGATAAAAGAAATGTCGTTGGTAGGATAGAAAAAGACTGGCCGTCTCTGTCGTTCCATCTCGTTGCGTACTTGATTAAGGTCTGAGGTCATTTGTTTAACGATTGATAAGTTTCTTTCCAATTCGGACCATACTTACAATCCGCTGGAATGTTGATCTTGACACCGTGTACAACCAAAGGATTCTGGAACCATTCCATAAACCTCCCCCTTGCGAAGTCACGGATAGAAGACTTGTATTGACCCGCCAAGGCGTCGTGGATCTGCAGGAGTGGTTCGATGAAGAGGGTTCCGTGAGAGGTGCGATTTGCTTTGTCATACCACAACCTTTCCAAAGCCTTATTCGTGGCCCAGGTGGTATTCGCTTGTGGTTCAAAACTCGCTGCCTCCCGTATCGTAGCATCGTCAATAGCGTTTCGACTACGAATATTAAAAAACTGACGACGAATGCCACAAGTAGCAGTAAGGGAACCAGTTTTACTAAGCTGTGAACGTATCCAATCATTGCGAGTGTCGGTTTTGTAGCGGAGTTTGTAGAAGTATTGAAGAAGACCGGCATCTTTCTTCGAGATGTCGATCGTACCGTCGGAGTCTACGAAGATGACCTCCGCGATTTTTTCAGGGGCTGCACCGTAGTTCGACCCGTGTTGGACACGTTTGCAGGATAAGTACTTCCAGTCGTAGTCCCTTCCGTCTGGAAGTTTCTGTCCGTCGTGGTCGTCATAGTCTTGCTTGATGAGACGGAGCTGTTCCTTCAACGTGTTCTTATCCATTCGACCGACCGCTGAAGCGTCTCGGCCAGCTTCGTACTCGTTCCACATGTAGTTAAGCACGAGTGCGGGCTTAATACCTGCCAAGTAATCGTCCAACATTGCCGAATGACCGAGTGCTGCCAAGTCAGCACCGACCGTCCAGCCATCAGCACCGGAGAGGTCACACTGCCAGAATTCAAAAGCTTCCGAGTCGGGAATAAAGCAGACACGTAGGTCTTTCGTAACATTTTGCAGGTTCGTGCCGGTATTTGTCCATTCACCGTCAATGAGTCGTAGAGCTGTCGAAGAGCGTGACGAAAGCCTGCCCGTGTTCGTCCCGACTGGATCGAAGCTCGTACGAATACGTCCGTCTTCGTTGGTAATGAGTTTATGTATATCCGATAGTCGAGTACGTTTGCGTACACACTGGATGACTTGGCGGATGAGTGGTGAGTGGTCCTTCGCCCAGAAGTGGAGGAGGACCGACTCGTCGGTTTGTGGTTTGCCGGTCTTAGTAAACTTCCTTTTAAGGGGAGTGTAGCCGAGGTGAGTAAAGAGTAGCCAAGCTTTGTCGTCTCCAGATTTGACGTTGAAGTCTCGACTGGTTTGGGATTGGATTTGTGTATTAAGGACTCCAATTTCCGATTCCACTTTTGTGGTAATTTCTTCCAACCTTTGGAGGTCAAACTTGCAACCTCGCAACATGATGTAGTTATACGCGGGGATGAGGTTGATGTTGAAACGGTAGTGTTCATAGGAGGCAGGGATTTTTTGTAGGGCTTTTGTGGCTTCGGTTAAGACTTCGTAGGTAACAGCGGAGTCGGTGAAGTTGTAGTTGAGTTTGACGTTGGTGTCTTCGGAAAGACGTTGGTCTTTGTAGAAAGGTTGTTCGGTCCAGATAGAGGTAGCGACTGCTAGGGAGCGTTCTAGCTCGGGGAAGTTCTCCCACTGGAGCATCATTGTGTCGTCGTGTAGGTTGTTGACTACGCAACGGTGACGCCATGCCATGACGAAGAGTTCGTAGAAAGCGTTGTGAGCGGTTTTCGAAACGGTGGGATCGGCGAGGAGACCGGAGAGGGCTTGCCAGACTTGGACTTCTTCGTCCTCGGTCTGCCAGTAGTTTTGTCCGTCGATCCAGAAGGGAATGACGATACCGGTTGTTGGGGAGTCGCAGACTGAGAGCATGGTGACGCCGACGTCGTCTGCGAATCCTTCAATGTCGAAGGAGACTGGAATTCTTTGCTCACGTATTCTTGTAATAAAGTCCAACACTTCTCCAAGACAAGGTTGAAGAGTGCCATTTCTGACTGTGGATACGACTTCGGGGGAACGAGCGTGTCTAGCAGCTCTAGCGAGATCGAGCTTAAAGTAGGCAATGTCTGAATATGCTCGGAGGATATACGCCGGGTGGTATGTTCCAACAGTCTTAGTATTTCCGAAGTTTCTCGACAGAAAGATTGATCCCCGCCAGTCGGCAAGAGGTACAACGTACCCTTTTTTGGTTGGGTAACAGAGATCAGGACGCACTGATCTAAAGGCGGTTTTGCCAAGAGTGAGTATGCAGTTTGGACGAAAAGACTGAAGGTCAGTCTTAAGTTTTTCAAGTCCATACTGGATCTCGGGTCCGTCGAAGTCGAATTTGTCGATGTCATTGTGTGGTGGGTGGTGTTGGCAGATGTTACCGAAGAAGAGTTGGTCGCAGGCAAGACCGACGTTGGAAAGCATAGCTTTCAGAAAGCGCCCAGACGTGCCGACAAAAGGTTCGTGGACTACCATCTCGTCTTCACCAGGGGCTTCACCGATGACGGCGAGACGGGTGATGGTGGGTGGGACGAGAGGGAAGCGGTTGGGACAGAGTGGGGAGTCAGTCATATTTATATTTTATTTAGTAGTTTCCCCAGCTCCAAACAAGACCTTCTTATCTCTCTGTCTTCTGGTGGTAAAACTAAACCAGCACCACCGATTTCGTCGTCATTTAGGTCTCCAATAATTTTAGTTATCTTTGGACTAGACCAAAGGTTTCCTATTAGACGACAACAGGCATAATGCCATGCCATGTAGTCTTTATGTGAAATGGTTTGATTATAGTCTTCACTCATTCTGTATCATCCTCCAAATCTTCCACTCGGAAAGACATTTGCCGCCGTGTCTTTTCACACGTGATTTTGATTTGTTCTAAATCGTTCAAGAAAGAGATGTTGTTCGCTTGGTGCTCGACGAGCCGGGCAGTTAAACGGACCATCTCGTGGATGGCATACTCTTCAGGAGAATTTGACATTTGGGTTTAAGGATTTGTAGACGTTTTGGAGGTTAATAATTTGTCGGTTGTAGTGGGTCTCGTTACACTCGAAGGTGATAGGACGAAGACCGCGCTGGATAGCGGGTATGGTGGACGACCCGACCCCGGCAAAAGGGTCGAGAACGGTGTCACCACGTAGGGTGATCGCGGAGTATATCCAATTCCAAAGCCCGAAAGGTTTGACAAAAGGATGTCCAAGGGATTTACTTTCGACGTCGTTGGATCCAGAGTACACGCACGATCCTTGAGACGAGACAAGAGTTGCGTTTCCTTTTCGGGCTACGACAGCGACTTCGACGTTCTTCGTGAAGTTGTACTGTGCGGCTTGGTTCTTACAGGTTGAGGTTTTGTGCCAGACTAATGGCCAACGTTGCACCGAGAATCCGGCTGAAGTACAGAGTTCACAGAGTCTCTGCCAGTGAGTCATGTCGCACCACATGACCAAGAAGCCTTTGTCGTCGATGGCGGAGAAGAAGAGTGGCATCATCTTTGTCCAGAGTATGATATTCTCTTCTACGTCGTGTTCCTTTTTGACTGAGTTTGTGTCGATCAGTGATGTTGAAGACTGGGATAGCATGTCCATGTCTATCCCGTAGGGAATGTCTGTACTGATATGGTTACACATATTCGGACGAAGAAGATCAAGACAGTCTCCCAGGAAGCACATCTCAGAGAGTGGGATGGTCTGTGGAATTTCAACCTTTTCTTGGCCGGGTGTCTCATCCACCTCTTCAAGGTCGGACACACCGGGGATGAAAGTGGCTGTACCTGACTGGAAGAACGACGCACTCGGACTGGACAGTTTGTCTAGCGAAGCTTTGGTCTCTTCCTTGGTCTTTCTCGGAAGGGTTGTACTGACCAAGAGTTTATTCGCTTCTTGCTCTCGACGGTCTAGCAGTATCTTGAACGCGTCGGTCATGTTCTCTGCTTCGCAAATTTCTTTATCGTTCTGTCGGAGGAACTCCGCGATGAAGGTAGCGCGGCCTACGTTTGCTCTTGCAAGGTTTAGCAATCGACCAGTCTCACGCACTCCCCAACTCTCAGACTTCAAAGCGGACTGGGTCGACATGAGTTGGTGGACCTTATCAATGGCTAGAACCTTTTCTTGCCAAGTGAAGTCATGGCGCTGAATGTTCTCGGTCGCTTCGAGACGGACCAAATGTGCCTCGTCGAGAACCTCAAAGAAGCAGACTTTGATAGTTTTCAGACCTAGGAGTTTATGCGCACGAAGGCGACGTTCTCCGGCGATGAGTCGGTAGTCTTGAGTAACCACAATCGGTTGGATAAGACCCTCGGTCTTGATCGACTCGGCAAGGTCTTGGAGGTCTCCAAAGTCTTTGCGAACTCGGTCTTTAACGACGATCTGGTCGATGTCGACTTCAAATGATGGGCTGTCCGTCTGGGCCGAAGATATTTCTTGAGTCATTTTCAGGTGTTAGTACGTTTCGGTTGATTTGTTGATTAGAAAGACCTTCGACGAGTTGTTTCTCGAAAAGGGGGTTTTCTTTGAGAAGTAAAGCCCAAGCGTTTTCGACTGTTTCCGCCATGCCGTCACACGCAGTGGCCTGGAAGTCAGCGAATTTCTTGTTTGGGGAAGACCAAGGACGGTTCAAACCTGGATCGACTAGGAGAGTCAACTTGCCCTGGTGTTTGAGGAGGACGACATAGGTCGTTTGTGCTTTGTGTAGAAGGTTGAGTTCTTGCGGGGACATAAAATGATTGAGTTGTTCCTCTGCTAGCTTATTACGTATACGAGTCTTTTCTTCTTGTGTTTTGAACTTGTTCCATTCGTCGTCGGACATGTTAAAAAAGCTCATGATCTGGTTCCATATATTCTCCGTCTTCGTCATCGTCAAAGGGGTTTTGTGAGGCGTCAACTTCGAGTTGTTTTTCCGCCTGCGCGTCGTCGTATCGGTCGTCTTGGTCGGACATGATAGGGAAAGGAAAGTGGGTGTTAGAAGAAAGACCACGTAGAAGTTGAAGTCAATCGAGTTAGTCAATCAGACACTCGGCACTCCGGTTTCCCTCCTACGTGGTGTTTATCCTTCCGATGCTAGTCTTGTCTCAGCTTGGGACAACACCAGCAAAGGGATTAAGAAGCCTTACGGATGTATGAATCGACCGTCGTCTGAGGACCGTAGGTCTCTCCAGTCTTCTTGTTCTTCGGAGCAGCTTCGAACTTGAGTTTCAAGACGATAGACTGACCGATGTACTGTTCCAACGGGAGAAGCTTGGCGTCGGCGGTTGCTTTGCCAAAGATCGCTTCACGGAATTGGGCGAGACGTACCAACCCGAAGTTCTTGACTTCTCCGGTCTTGGGATCTTCCCAGTCATTCAGGTACACACGTTCCGTGATCGGGAAACCGATGGACACCGGCTTCGAAGGGATACCGTCGTGGGGCTGAGTTGTCCAGTCTTGGGCGATGGTATACTTGATCTGGATGTGAGGCTTCTTGTCACCGTCGGCAGGGACGGCTTGACACTCAACAACGGTTGCTTGCACCACACCGTCGTGCAGAATCGGGTATGAGGTTTCGATTTTTGAGAGGTCGGTTTGTTCGAGTTTGGATAGGATGTCAATGTCTTGAGACATGTTGTTTTTGGTTGGTTGTTATGACTTGTCGTTTGTTTTCAGGACTTCTACGTCTTTGTGGAACATAGAAGGAGAAATTCGTGCCCAGTGGAGGAGGGGTTCGTTGAAGAAAGAACCGTCTGGGAGAAGGATGTGAACCAGTCTCGGACTTGTGATAGGATAGGGTCGAAAGACTAAGACACCGTTTATAGTTTCTAGTGTTTCGGGTAGAATGAGTTCTACCCTATAACCTTTACCAAACCACCAAACCTTATCGGCTTGAAGGTTTTGTTTCTCTTCTCGTTTCAACAATTTACTTATTACTCGCCACATTGTAGGATATTTTAAGACTAAGCATGGCCCAAATTTGGTCCGGGGTTTTCCCGGTAATGTCAAGAGACGGGGCTAGGTCTAGAGACGTTCCCAAGTTGACGTGATAGCCGGTTGGTTTGGTACGGATGACGTACTTTGCGCCGACTGTTGACGAAGGGTCCGCTGTCGAGGTCATCGCGATAACGTCGGTGAACTGTCCGCCGAGGTTGTCCGCGAGTCGACCAGGAATGTCGAGCTTGTATCGGATTGCTCCGGTCAACTCGTCCTTGTCCATGAGTTGGTGGACGGTGACCAAGACCAATTTCTTTGGGATACGAAGCATGGCGATGTAGTTCGACAGGAGTGGGATGAAGGCTTGGTACTTGGCGAGGTACTCCTTGCGGATATTGATACCGGCCTTGACCAACTCAGCCTCGGCATAAATCAAACCCCAACGACAGAGATTCGACAACCCGTCGAGGACGAAGGATTCCGTGTCGGTGGAGGAAAGGAGAAGCTTGGTTTCCTGGCAGGCACGTGTCCAACGTTCTGATTCAGGAACTTCCTTTCCTTTGTCGTCGATGAAGGGTTGGGAATATTGAAAGAGTTTTCCAGGGGCGGCGCGAACGGCGGATGCCATATTCCCGTCACAGTCGAGTATGCCGGGTTTGGGGAGGGAAAAGGCTAGACGGGTCTTGCCTGCTTTAGGTTCGCCGACACAGAGGATGGCGACAGATTGAGAGGGTGAGAAGGCGGTGGAGGGTTGCATGATTATTCGATAGGGACTTCTTTGGTCTCAACTGTAAAGACTACTGGAGAAGGGTTGTCGGTGTTGAAGTCTTCCATCTGTTTCTGGAGGTCTTCTTCAGTGTCGGACACCATATGGACAGATTGTCCACGGAAGGTACCAGAACCAGTCCAAACTTTTTTGGTCTCGACAATAGAGACATTGACAGCGTAGCTACTAACGATAAGGTGGACGTTACCAATGGCTAGTGAGGTTAGGGCTCCATCGACCACGGTTATGACTGCTGAAGGAATAGCTTCTTGAAGGACTTTAGTGATTTTCTCACCACGAACGGATTTGAGTTGCATGTTGCTTATTGTTTATTGTTTATTGTTTGTTGTTTATTATTCCAACTTAGTCCATTACGTTAACGGACTCCAAGTGTTATCCACGAACTCACCACTTTGCAGCACCATCGCACGCTGTTCGTTCCCGTCCAGTCCACAGACCTTGAAGAAAGGACACACCCCGAACTTGCCAACACACCATTGTGTATGCTTCGGGAAATATCCACGGCGGGCTGACTCGATGAAGTCTGCGATGATGTGTAAGCAGTCTTGCTTCCATTCTTCGAGGAGGAAGCGTGAGGTCTGGATGTAACGACGTTCTAGGGTGTAAGGGATTCCGGTTTTGGTAGGCTTACGGCATACCATGCGATTGATAACCACCCCGTCGACTGGACGTTGCAGCATGGTCTCCACCGCCCAACGATACCCATAGAACTGATGAGAGATCACGAACTCGTCCATGTTGGTGGCCATTGACGAGGTCTTGTGATCCATAAGGTATAGACCATTGTTTAACTCGTAGAGTAGGTCGATTCTACCTATCCAGACAACCTTGAGAGAGGATATGTGCTTGGTACAGACCTGATTAGTCTTCAAGTCATAGTAGGTGAACTCAGAGTTTATCTCAATCTCACCCAAGGGCAGCGCGAAGGGTACCTCGACGAAGGGTTTCCCATCCGGGAAGGTCGTAATTCGGAAGTCTTCGACAAGGTACCTCTTTCCATACTCGTGGATAAGACCTACCGCACAGGAAAACGTTCGGAAGTCGTCTTCGGGGGGTTGCCAAGACGAGAACTCTTTTTCGGCTACGTCGATCATGGATTGTTCGACGATAAGGTTTTGTTCGTAGCCGGGGGTGTTGGTAAGGTACCGCTTTTCCAGGCACTTGTGGATGATACCACCAAATCGTAGGGCGGATCGTTCGTCGGCTGACTTTTTACGATAACAAATACCATACTGCGCGGAGCGAGGACACGTGGTGACGTGTTCCAAGGACGAATTGTCGATGAGGAGGGTGTCTCCGTCGACTAGGGGGAGTGGGGTTGAGTTGGTAGGATTCATAAAAATCAAGCTCCTAGACTCTTCATAATGTCCTCGACCGACTCGGCCTTCGTCTTACGTGAAGCCGTGCCCGACGTTTCCTCCCCGCTCTCAGCTTTCTGTCGCATTAACTTTCCCAGACTCTGTGCGCTTGTCCTTGAGGTTCTTAACTCCGTTACGTATTTTCTCTGTTCGTCGGGCGACATTGACGAGAGTGGCTTTTTCAGTATTGCTAACAAAGGATCGTTCGCGTAGGTAGTCGAGAAATCGGTCTGAGTCGAGGTAGGAGAGGTTGTTGTTTCGGACATATTCTGCGGTGAGTTTGATTGCTTGCTGGATGACAAAAGAGATGACGCCGGTGTTGGCTGCGGTGCCGACAATGGCTTGGTGGTCGGTGACAGGAACATCCGCTTGAATGCGGATGGTCGGAGAGGCTTTTATGTTAGGGTAGATTGGGGGCCAGGATGGACGATGCATGATGAGATGGTAGAAGTGGGAGGTTGGGTTCGTGTTTACAGCACGTGTTAAATTCATACCTCCAATCAATAGAGTCTTTAATTAGACTACACCAACCAACACGACGACCGAGGGTTGTGTAGATTGGTGCGTACGACGTACTCCAATATTTACAAGTAAGACATGTTGATTGTTTGGTTTTAGTCATTTGGTTGAAGAGGTTGTTACCTTCTTAATTCACAATCGTTCTTCCCGCGATCTCGTCATCGACAATCGCGACGTTATACTGTTCTTCCAAATTCTCACAGTCCGGCTTGTCAAACCTTTTATCCAAAATGATCGGACCCTTTATCCGGTTTCGGTGGATAAGCTGACACAGAAGGAGCAGGTCGTCTTCGTCAGCACCTTTCCAGACTGTTTGTAAACTTGCGTCGATTGTTGGGTTCAACCTTCGGGCTTCGTTGATCATGTCGGTTGGGCGTCCTGCGCGGTGTCGAACTCGAAACCAAACACTTCTACCCGATGGGTCAACGGAGAGACAATACTGTCCGGCGACCTCCCACAGTTTTGTGCAGTTGACATCGGTCTCCCAGTTGTACTTCTTCAACGAGACCAAAGCATCACGGAATCTTGCAAGGAAGGTCGTCGGTGCGATACCAGATGGTTTTTCGAACTCTGTTTCTTCAGGGAAACGGTCGACCGCGCGCTTGATTAAAGGTTCATACCGACGGAAGGAGTCTTCTGAGAGTTGGTGGGGGAGGTATTGGGGAGGGGGGGAATTATCCATTGGAGTGTTGTCTCAGGATGGGACAGGTTAGAAAGAATAAATAAAATAAACCAACCACCCACACAACGTCAACTCCCGGATAAAGACGGTAATCAAAAGACGGTAGTGTGGATGGCTGGGGAAAGGATCGGACAATGATTACGTTACCTGTTCTCCGTAGAAGTTGTACCACGTCTTACGGTCAGCAGACCATTGCCATGTGGTAAGGTCTATATGATTATGAGGAGATCCTGTTGAGCATTTTTGTGGTACTAATACTCTGTCACCTTCTATACCTTCAGGCATCCAGACGTTGTTTTGGCTTAATGGACTACGTACCCAAAACATTGGCACATCGGGCACTTGTAAAACGCGTGTAATGACACGGTAGTCGCCAGAATCCCAGTTCCATACAGGATCGAGTACGAACATATATTTGGCGTTAATGGCGTTAAGATCGTTTGTTCGGTACTCAATCTTCTCACCACGTTCGGCGGCTTGCATAACCGCGATTTTTTCAGCTAGTGTTTTCATTAGGTTCTCGTAGACTGTTGTTTCTTCGTTACGTGATCCAACCAAGCGAAAGCAGTTACCAACGCGAAGTGTCGATCTTCGGAATCTTGACTGCCATCATTAGGAAACTCCCGGAGATTATTCCATTCGTCTTCTTCCCATTCTTTACGGGTGCGTAGGCAACAACCCATTTGAATTAGTTGGGTGCCGTCTGCTTTTATACGTGGGCAACAGGTGTGTTTATATATCCCAGGAAATATTGTATATTTATCTTGTAGGTCTATTTTGTTACAATAATTACAAGAGCTACAAGAGTTACAAGAGTTACAAAAGTTACAAAAGTTACAAGAGTTACAAGAGTTACAATAATTACAAGAGCTACAAGAGTTACAAGAGTAACAAAAGTTACAAAAGTTACAAGAGTTACAAGAGTTACAAGAGTTACAAGAGTAACAAGAGTTACAATTCCAACACCCTTGACAAGTACTCTCTACAAGACACTTATCAAGATCATCCGTCCCATTCACACTCCTATCAAGTCTTTCCAAAAATAACTCATACGTAGCAAAGAATTCTGTTTTCATAGATCATCTTACTTCGATTGACTCAGCGAGTTTAACAAACCCCATTGCTTTTGCACGTTGGTAAAATTCCCGCGCGGCAAGCTTTGCGAGCTCGTAGTCTGTATAAGTGTCGTACAAAGCTTGTCCACCCACCATTTCAGAGGTGTAACGTATGGTGTAGGTCCTACTTGTCATAAGAAAATTTCTCCAGTTGTTTCTTTCCAACATGTGGTGAGTACTTAGAACGAGAGAACTCTTGGTAGAGTTCGTTGATCGGTGCCTGACGTCTCGATAAACGGCGACTCTTCAACACCTTGTTAAACGCAATCCGTTGACTACGTGTGGGTTTTCCTGAAAAACTAAGTTCAACCTTTCTGTTGAACTCCTTCTGTCCTGCGTCAGCGACCTCTGTCACCTCGCATTTCGTATGTGTTTGCATGACTGACTAAAATTGGTGAGCCTTTTAACGTCGGTGCTCAGGACGAGTCTTTCTAATGAACTATTCAGTATAAACTAACACTCTGACCCGATTCTGACTTATACCGTCAACAACTCAGCCTGTTCCTTCTCAGCGATCTCGACCAACTTGGCGCGGCGGTCCTTCAACCCCTCGGCCAGACTCTTGACATCCGTGCCGACATTCCGTTCGAGATATGTACCAAGCATCGAAGCAAGCTTCTCGGCCAGACCCTTATCAATCGCTTCCTGTGCGGAGGCGAGGTCTTTCTTGCCGACCTTCTGCTTTGGGGTACCAGTCGATTCCCGCTCGGCAACGTTGAACTCGGCAGCGTCCATACACTCCTGGGCGATCGTAGGCCAGGAGGACTTGTCTGCCGGGCTGGCCTGCAACCTCTTCATAAACTTAGCATCGGACTCCCACTCAGGCTCGTCCTCGGTGCCGCGGTTAATTCGGGCAATGCCGGTCAACTCTTCGAGCTTGTCGAGGAGTGCTGTCCTGAACTGGGCGAAGGTGCACCGATAGAGAACGTTCGACACCGCATCGTCGAGTACAGGATTCTCACGCTTCGGCGCGAGAGAATTATACTCTTCGACGGAAGCCGGAACTTCCTTTGTCAGGTCAAAGCCAAGGGTTCTTACTTTAATACGATTCATGTTGTTATTCTTTGTGTGAGACCTTTCGCGAAATGCAGGGTGTCTCGTCGTCCTTTTTGTGGCGGAAACTGCCACCACACCAGCGAGCATGGATTAGGATTGCTCAAGGAGGATCTGCAAGGAAGGAGGGAGAAAGGTAGGCTACTTTTCGACTACGATATACTGTCCTCGAAAGAACTCTGCCATGAGGTGAAGGTGGAAGAAACGTTCGAGTTGGACTTTCTCGAACGAGAGGAGTTCATCTTCCAAATCCCACCAGCTTCTATGGTTTGATTCTTGACCGGATACTTTAGTATACTCTTCCAATAACTGTTGTTGTAGTTGGTAAGAATACTTTAAGCAAAAATGTGGCACAGCTTCTTTTATACAATTACAAGTAAAAACCGTATCATTATCATTAAGTCCACACTGCAAAAAACAAGCAGCGTCTCGTAAGACCTGTGAAATGTAAATCCTGCGTTGTTTTGACTTTGACTTCGATCTTGTTTTCATGTTGCTTCTAACTCCTTGGCTAATTGTTCCAGAAGACCTTCGATTGTTGTAGGCTGGGAAACGTTCTTTCCGACTCTGGTCCCGGTCCCACCCTCCTTAACTTTATCCACCCTAGCGTCATTCTCACGGCTCTCTGAGAAAAACTTCCTAGCGTTGCGAATCCAAACCGCAGTCAAGACATGCTTCCTCATCCGTGGGTCCACATGCAGCTGACTCTCGAGCCGGAATGCTCGCAAACTCTGTGTCCCCGTCCACCTGTCCAGCTGACTCACCACGACCGTCTCCGTAGGCGTCATGTCGAAGTGATCCCGTAGCCACTTTCGCTGACCCGGTGTCAGGGTGTACGCAAATCCATCCCACATTCTTGAGGGGTCAAGCGTACGCAATTCCATATGTTCGGTGAGGTTAGGGATGGTTGTAGGCAAAGTCAAGGACAACTCTTCCTGAGTCGGCAAGGCCGCAGTCTTTTCCCTTTCTGCCAACTGTTCACGAAGTACACCAACCCTAAAACCGGCGCCTTCTAAGAAGTCTATCGCTTCGTTTACAGTCAATTCGCTTGTATTATTCATGTTGTTTGTCGTTGTTGTTGTTATTTACTACTCTACCATCAATCGACACAAAGGTCCACATGTACGTCTCCGGTGTTAACCATTCGAGGTCACACCTTACACAGTGATCACCCTTCGTGAAAAACCTGGCCTTCATACCCTCCCCACGTTTCGCGACGATTCGGTGAACAGTCAACCCGCCTTTCTTATTCCGAAAAGTGACCACCATTCCTTCTCGTAGCATGGTGTAAGGGTACCTAACCCACGTTGTTACCTCACCACCTTGAAAGAAAGGACTCATGGATCCTGTCCAAAGGACAAGACTTTTCCCTTGTTGCCAGTCTTGTGGGGTGGGGATTGGTGTGGGCGTGGGCGTAGGACTCGCCAAAAGCGAAGACCCCAAAAGCGAAGACCCCAAAACCAACCTGAGGACTGTTGTTCTTAGTCTCACAACTTGTTCCTCCAATGCTGTACCAGCCCGACAAGGATCAACACTACACACCCAACACAAAGGACGAGATTGGTCCACATCCCAGCCTTCTCAGACACTCCATACGCTACCAACACTGCGCCAAGCAACGCAACCGTCGCAAGGCCAAACACTACCCTCAAACCTTCCTGCCCCTTCCAAAACCGATCTTTAGCCTCCGCACCGTGTAACGCCCAAGACTCTCTGGACTCGTACTCTTTCGGATCGTTTGGTGTCGGGCTTGGATCATTCCAAATCGTAACAACCTCGAAATCGGTCCTACGTAAACCCAACTCCTTAACAACAAAAAGAACGGCGCTAGGTACGTCATCAAACCTTTTAGCTTTCTTAACCTCTTGTGTCCAACGAAGAAGACCATTGTTTCTAAATCCCTCAAAAAACTCACCCGTGTCTTTATACCAAATCACATACTCCATTTTTTGTACTTTCATAATTTACTCCTCATACTACTATTACTATCCTCTCAGTCTTGTCCCATTCTGAGACAACACCGATTGTAGTTTGTTCATATTAGTAAAACAGAATCTTCCAACACAACCTGTTAAAAGATTCTAGCCTACCAACTTGACTTTGTTGTGCTAACCATACAGCCAAAGCCAAAGCCAAAGCCGAAGCCAAAGCCAAAGCCGGGCCGAAGCCCGAACACCGCCACAAAACAGATTCCTCATTCCCTTTCCTTCCCCTGCGCGTGCGTGCGTGCGTGGGTGGGTGGATAGGGGGGGGGGCCTATGCCTAAAACATAGGCGCTTGGCGGAGGAGGCTTGGGACAAGACGTAAGGGGATAGGGGGGGGGGACTGGTTTGATTTTTTTTTTTTTTTTTT